GGGGGATTCCGTGGGGGCTTCCGTGGGGGATTCCGTGGGGGCTTCCGTGCGGGCTTCCGTGTGGGCTTCCGTGTGGGATTCCGTGTGGGATTCCGTGTGGGCTTATTCATCGTCTTTTTTTGACATTGACTATGACTATGATTTTTCCTCATGTGTAAAACTATGGGAATCTGGATTTGTACCAAGTTACGACGGTAAGACATGGCGGTTACATAGTGGCAAAAATGCGAAGATTGTTTATGAGATGCCGACTGGAATTACAGGAACTAAGAAATGACCACCGCCCGTTACCACCGCTACCAGTTCATAGCCACGCCCGACGGCGACGGCACAGTCCAATGGTGTACCGATACTCAGGTATGCGTATGGATACTCAAAAATGACTGGAAGGGCAAGTCTTACCCCGGCAAGTTTACCGAGAAGTCGCCGACGATAAGCGTGACATATCCGATTGACCAGGTAGGCAGACCACGAGGAGGAAGAAATGAAACATTTACCAGTTCTTGAATTAAAGCTTACTAATAAGCAGTTAAAGAAAATCAAAGATGTATATTGGAATCAACTTCTTGCCGATTGGGAAAAAGGCGAAAATGGATACATAATCGTAGAACCAATGGTCGAAACAGGGGTATTACGCATATGTTATTTACCTCTTGCTAGAGGGAAAGATATCCTTAAGTCCGTCCACAAAAAAGACATTGTTGAAATAAATGAACAAATCAAGGAGTCCGCATGAAAATTACCCCGAACCCTGAATTATTCGACAAAGCAGTTGCGGCTGGCCGGGTCAAGAACATGCGGCAGGTTGCAGGGCGATCTGGCTTGAATTACCAGACCGTGATGAAACTGACTGGCCGCGACAAAGACGAAACTTTTTCGCCCAAGACATTTGAAACTCTGGCCGCGTATTTTGATGCACTCGGATACACCGCCGATGAAATTGCAAACATGCCGATGGGGCATGTGTTTGACATCAAGTACGATTAAATGAGATACGCCGCCTTTTTATGGGCGACGTACCGAACAAGAGACCATCTCATTCAGAAATAGTATAGCACAAAAGGAATTGCCAATGACCACACAATTAATATTTGGTGATTGCACGAGCGAATTGCAAAAAATACCAGATAACTCTATTGATTTTTGTTGGACGGACCCGCCCTACAATGTCGGGAAAGATTATGGGAACTACAAAGACAATGTTTCGGATGCTCAATATTTGGATTGGTGTACGAAATGGATTAATCAACTAAAAAGAATTACAAATAATAACATCGCTGTTTATGTCCCAACAAAATATATTCTTGAATATTGGAATATGTTGGGGTCTGATTATCGGCAAATAATCCTTTCGTATTCTCCTGAAGGCGCTTTTCGATTTGGCTTTGTAAATCAATTCTCTTCTATTTTGACAAATGCAAAACCGGTAATAAAAACAAAAAACGTGTGGCACAACACCCAAATGCCGGGGTTAGGATATTTCTTCAAAGAGAACAATTTTGATCACCCCGGATACACATCACAGGATATTACTGGAAGAGTCATAAAATCATTTACTGGCCCGGGCCAGTCGGTCATTGATCCTTTTTGCGGGACCGGGACAACTGGAGTTGAATGCGTAAAATACGAACGCAGTTTTACGGGAATTGAACAAGAGCAAAAATGGTTTGATCTTGCCGAACGCCGCATACATGACGCCCAACAACAAATGAGACTAGGCATTTAGGAGGCCAATCATGACACTTTGTAAACTGATGACAAAGCCCCGGTTATTGACAGTCCGCATGAAACCGGCCATCAAAACAGGACTGAGTTATATGCACGAAACACACGGGACATCGCCCGGCCACACCTGCGCAGAATGCCGCGACTTGATGCGCAGCCATAGCGTCTCGACCGTATGTGGATGCAGGAAGTATCCCTACAGGACAGGTAGCCTGATGATTGACCATCGGGACGGCAACGGCTGGCGCGGTCATTGGCTGGCTTGCGGATTGTGGGGATTGGTTCACAGGGCGCGAAAAGTGGAACAACTAGAAATTGCACTGGAGGATTGACAATGGCAGAGAAAATGACTGATACTAATACGTTTGTCGAAATGCTTACAAGGCAGGGAACGAATTTCGAATGTGATTTCCGTTTTGTACCTAAAAAAGTCTCATTAAGAACTGACAACAGTTTGATTGAGTTCTTATTTGACCACAACGATGAATTCATAAAAATACGTGTTTTTATTCATGATGAAATTCACCGTGAACAATATGTCAAATGAGGATGACATAATGGATGACCTACTCCTAACCGTAACCGCATTACTCGAAAAGTACCAGATCAGGCGCGGCTCGCACTCGTGGCGCGACTACGAGAACGGCAAATTTCACTTGGAAGAGCTTGACCTGGATTCAATCCAGTACCATGACGCCTGTGTGATTGTTGCGGATTATTTGGGTATTGTGTTGGAAAACGTGCTATAATAAGCAAGTCGAGGTTAGAGATGCAAATATTTTAGTGGATTACCGCCTACCCAAAACATCTCTTGACCTCGACAATCAAGAAATCGGGGTAGGCGGATTCTTTTTAACTCGGAGAAAATTATGAGTGAAGGAAATAGGCTTGATCATAAATTTGCCAGCGGGTTGGCAATTGAACTAACACGTATTTTGCGGCCGACATGCGAGAGGATAGAAATAGCCGGAAGTTTACGGAGGAATAAACCAGATGTGGGCGATATTGAGATTGTCTGCATACCGTCAGAAATGCCAGATTTATTCGGTGAAATGTCGCGTAATTCGTTTGCTATAACCGACAAGCTTACCGGATACGCCTTGATAAAAAACGGCGAACATTTCAAGCAAATCGACCTCAAATATTGCAAATGTGACCTATTCATAACCACGCCGGAATGCTGGGGTGTCATATTTATGATCCGCACCGGTTCGGCAGACTTCAGTCACAAAATGGTTACACCAAAACAGTACGGCGGATACATGCCAGGGCATTTGAAAGTCAAAGACGGTAGATTGTGGAACGGTAGCACTGTTGTTGAAACTCCAGAGGAAAAAGATATATTCAACGCTTATAACATGGAATATATTATTCCGGAAATGAGACGGTGATTATGGTCAAATATCGCCAGACTCACACAAAAATACTTGATTCGTTTGACTTCAACGAAATGCCAGACGATTTTATAAGGGTTTGTTGGGTATTGCTACCATTGATTCTTGACAGCGAAGGACGCGGTATTTATTCGATGTCGTGGATAAAATCTAAAATGTATCCAATGCGTGATGACGTTTCCATAGAGAAATTACAGACTGCATTCGACTGGATAAAACGCAGAAAAATGATTGTTGTTTATAACCATTGTGGTCACGATTATTTTTATATTCCAACATGGAAAGAACATCAATCAGGTACGCAAAAGGAAGCGAAAAGCTCTTTACCTACTCCGGAGTTAGTCCAGACCATTTCCGGAGTAAATCCGGAGGCACCAGAAGTAACTGCTTCTGCTTCTGAATCTGAGTCTGCTTCTGAATCTGCATTTGGTGAAATTTGCAAAGTTTATGAAAACAATATCAGCCAAACTACACCGTTTATTGCAGATGGCATTGATAACTGGCTAAAGACATATCCAACGGAGTGGATACCTGAGGCCATTGAAGAAGCAGTAAAGAATAGCGTCCGCAACTTCAAGTATTGCGATGCCATTCTCAAGCGTTGGGCGGTTGAAGGATTCAAGTCAGAGAAAAAAGCCGCCGGCAAGAAATCCAATCCAGAAAATAATATCGACCTGATGAATAAACTATTGGAGCAACCATGAACGATCAACAAAAATATATCGGCAAGTTAATGGCCTCAATGTCGCAGGGTTATCCGTCATATAAATTGACACAGGAAGGCATAATCTGGTATGCGTCAATCCTTGAAGATATTCAGGATAACGAGGCGATAGCGGCGGCAGCAAAGTTTATATGCTCATTCGATGGTCAGTTTATGCCTTCCCCTGGTACATGGCGGCAACGGGCATTTGACATCATGCTTGCAAAGAAGAATCTACCCTCCGCGTATGAGGCATGGGAAGAGGTACTCCGCATGGGCGACGGTTCGCCCGAGAAACATTGCAAGCCGCTACCGGACGATCCGAACCAGCATTACATCGAGACAATCGAGAAATCTTGGAAACACCCGCTGATTGAGACTGTCGCCCGGCGCTGCGGCTGGCCGTCATTCCCCGATCCTGAAAGTCTGAGTTATGACCGGGACACATTCATCAAGGCATACAACGACCATGTACGGCGTGAAGATGAAGAAATGCGCACGCCCGAATTAGTGAAAAAAGTTGAGCAAAAATACATCGATGCCGGCGACAAGATAAAAAGCCTGGCGGCGGGGATGGGTGGGAAATGAGAATTATTGTTGGTTGCGAATTTAGTCAGGTTGTAACAATGGCATTCAGGGAAAGAGGGCATGAAGCCTTTTCGTGTGATATTTTGCCGTGTGAAGGTGGGCGCCCGGAATGGCATTACCAAGAAGATATATTTAACGTTCTGAAAAGAGAACAATTTGACATGGGTATATTTCATCCGCCATGTACTTATTTGAGTTATGCGGGAATAGCACATTGGAATAAACCAGGCAGATTAGAGAAAAGATTAGTCGCATTGAATTTCTTTGCTAACTTGTGGCTTTCTCCAATTGATAAAATATGTATTGAAAATCCCAAAGGATGCGCAAGCCCAACCATAGCAAAATATACACAAGAAATACAACCTTATTATTTTGGCGATGATGATTTGAAAACAACTTGGTTATGGTTGAAAAATCTTCCCCCGCTTGTTCATACTGAAAACGATACTCTTTTTGAAACAAGGACTCATGTTGATAGGCCGAAACCGTTTTCGATTGATAATACTCCCAGACAAAAAAAGCGTTATTTTGCAGATGGGAAAAACAGAGATCAACACGAAAGATCAAAAACCTTCATCGGAATTGCGCGGGCTATGGTTGATCAGTGGGGCGCGTTATGACCGAGCATGATTCTCAGGTCGCCGTCTTCCAATGGGCGTATATCCATGAAGTGCGCTGTCCCGACCTTGAATTGTTATTCGCTGTGCCGAACGCGGGCAAACGATCCATCGGCGCCGCGCGTTATTATCTTGCGGAGGGCTTGCGGTCGGGCGTTTGGGACGTTTGGCTTCCAGTTCCGAAAAATGGAAATACCGGACTTGTTATCGAAATGAAATACGGCAAGAATAAGTTGTCCGAAAATCAAGTAATCTGGCGCGAACGATTGAAACGCCACGGTTGGAAAACCGCCGTCTGTTATTCCGCTGATGAAGCTATCAAAGTGATCTGTGAATACCTGAATTTGCCGCTTGCAGATTATACATAATCGCGTATACTATTTATATACAAACAGGAGACCAAAAATGAATGAAACAAAACCCGACTACACTGGAATCACACCGCCCCGCCAGATGATTGTCTATCCATATCCGCCGGTCATCGAAATTGACGGCGAACTGTACGAAACCCTGGATTATATGACGCTGGTCAAGTTGGTGTATACCCTGAGAAACAGGGTCAATGAGTTGGAGAACGCCAATAATATCTATTTTGGGTTCAATGATGGAGGGAAGAAATGAACGAGACACTTAGGGAGATTTATAAGACAAAATCATTTTGGGAAATTCTGGACGCTATCGAGTCCCGCCTGTCCACGCTGGAGTCAAGAAGTAAGTTAGCAAACTGCGTCGATGTTGAAGAGTTCTACAAAGATGATACCACATTGGAACAGTCCGCGTCTCAACCGGCGACTACCGGGGAGGGGTGGCATCAAGGGAATGAGCCTATCTGGTTAGCGTTTGTCCCCTATGGCAAAGAGGAATACATTGTCCGGGAAGCAACTTGCGGAGAAGTCGCAAATAACGACCTATGGCAACCAATCATCCCCGGTGGGAGCAAGCCTCTGCCGCCCGAGGAGGTGAAGTGATGATTCGATTAGTGTTCAGGCGAAAATTGAGTATGTTCATTGTGAGAATAATTGAAGACCGTGAACCAGTTTTCACCGGCTTATGTGTTGGTTGGTGGTTTATCGGAATTATGGAATTCAAAGAAATGCCGCCGCAAAAGGACGGTGAATAATGGGTGAATTAGACGATGATATTGCCCGTGGATGTCTGCCAAACGGCGAACCGATTGAAGGACGTTGGGGTGTCGGCTATTGGAGCGATATCCCAGATGCGCCAAGCCAAGAACCCGACCCGTGGGAAGAAGCCCTGTCCTCCGCCCGTTCGGAAGGGTACGTACAGGCAATCAACGATGCTATAGATTCGTTTTGCGGAGAGAGACCATATTACTCGAAGTCTATGATTTGGGAGAAATTGAAACAATTACGATCCGCTTATCTTGCAGGAGGCAAAGATGGAAAAAATTAGTGACGAACGATTGAAGGAACTCACAAGCGATAAAGCCGAAATGCAGGCAATATATTATCGAGATGATATTGCGTTGCAGGAAAAGTACAACCTTGCCGCCGATCTCATCTCCACCCGCGCGGAGCTGGCTAAGTTGCAGGAAGCTACGAGATGGGTGCCGGTGGGGGAGCGGTTTCCGGACAGCGATTATCCTGTTCTAGCGTTATGCTATTCAAAACGTGCCTGGGTAGAAATTGCATGGACAGACAATTTTGTTGATGATGTTACCCACTGGATGCCTTTACCCACACCGCCGGAGGAAAAATGAAATACACGGTTGTTGTCGAGGGAACGATGCAGAATAGAAAGCATATTAGCATCGAGGCAGACACGCCAGAGGAAGCATCGGAACTTGCGATTATCGAGGCATACGAGGATTTAACCGATCAATGGGATGTGATGTGGATTGAAGAGGACGGTGAATAATGACCGATAAATGGGACGAGTTGATAGATGCTGTAGTTGAAAACGGTAAAGAACTAGAGAACGAACACGAGTGGCGCGAATCGCAAAGAATAGCGGCACAGAATAATTTCAACACCGCCCGCGCCGCCCTCCGCGCCGCGATTGATGAAGTCGTGCGGGAGAGGAACGACCTTGCTAGCAGGGTTCGAGAATTGGCAAGGATTATTTCAGACGATGGTACGCCGGATGAGGACTTATATCAAAGTTTGACGGAAGGACTGCCAGAGGTGGCGAAATGAGATTATTATGCTTCAGTTGTGGAAAGTCAGTTACTAACGAACTCCCGAACGATACTATTTTACGAGCAATTGCTACGTGTCCAGAATGTCTACTAAAAGACACAGACGACGCTCTCCAACAGCAGGTATCCGCCCTAACGGAGCAGTTGGCAGATGCGGAGCAGAAATTAGACGGCTACAAGTTGATGATGCAGTCCGAGACATTGGAGAAACTTGACAAGCCGGAATTGATAATGATTATCCGTGACTTGCGCAGTAAGGAATATGAATCACGGTTGGTAGAAGCAAGCGAAGAATATAAACAATTACTTGCAGCGGTAAACAGTATTGTTGATTTGGGATTGCAGCGTCTACCAGTTGATAAACGTTGGGGTACTGCGTTTGCCATTGCGCGTGAAGCAATCGACCGATCATTTGCCAAGAAGGGAGGATAGCGATGAAATCAGAAGAGTGTCCCAAATGCCGTCAAGATTTAGGCATAGCAATATCCCGATATTTCTGGACTTCTGTTATTGGCAGCATGGATGCGAGCGAATTTAAATTTGAATGTCCTAATTGTCATTCCACCATGCGGGTTTCAGTCGAATCAGTTCCAATGTTTACCATAGCAAAGCCGGTGTTAGATGAGTGAACCAAAGTTTATGACATTCGATGAAAAACAGAAAGCACTTACTCGGGTTGAAAAACGTCTGATGAATATTCAATGCGAATTGAGTTATCCGGCATTGAGCTTTATAGATCACGCTCTTGAAAATATCGAACTGGCAAAGTTGTCTCTTTGGAAAGACAAAGAAGCGCGCGATAGAGTTAGCCAGGAAGAGCAGGCATCCAATGCCCGATGATCGTGACTCCTCCCTGCGTGTCGTTTTCGCGACCCTCATTTGTGCCACGTTTGACGGTTGCCTGATTGCATTCGTGGTTCTCTGCGCCCTGCGCGATGTGGGGATGCTGAAAGGATGGTGAATATGACAGGCTATCTACCCGTTGATCCTGCGTTCGTCAAGGCACGCGGAGAATATGCCTATAATAAATGGCAATCCATGACTGATGATGAAAAAGAGCCGCTCCAGGCGAACTTGAACCGGCTGATGAAGATCAATCACATGGGCGAACGCTCTGCAATTGACCTGTTGTACGCATTGGGATTATTTCTGAATGTAAATTATCGCCCGGCAAACCCTTGTAATTGAAAATGAATTTCGTTATACTAAATCAAAATCAAACACTACTTTCGAAAGGTGAAATATGACTCAGGATAATGTTTTGCTTGTGATTTATGCGATTACTGGTATTTTGGGAGTTCCCATTGTAAACTACGTGAAAGCAAAATTTGGCTGGACTGGCAACGGCGCTTTAAGTATTGCCGTTGCCGTTTCATTTGCCCTCGGTCTGGCAATTGCATTTGTGAACGGACAGATCACCGGCGAATTGGTTGATCCGGCCCAGGTTGGCAATGCCTTTACTGGCGTTCTCGCAACTGCGACAGTATTATTCAAGTTATTGAGCGAAGGCAAGAAAGAATAACCAGGTGATACGGGGGGATGCGCCTCAGACAACCTGATATGTTGGCCTTATTGGTATCGCGCTCCCCCCTATCTAATCTAAATGAATAACAAGCAAGAAGCCTTTGTAAACGAGTACATCAAAGACCATAACGGCACACAAGCCGCTATTCGTGCTGGATATTCTAAGCACTCTGCAAGGGCTGAAGCGTGTAAATTGCTTACAAAGGTTGACATTTCAGAGGCGATAAAGGCAAGGATAGTCGAAAAGACGATGGATTCTGACGAAGTCCTTACCCGTCTTGCAGATATTGCCAGGGGTGATATTACCGACTTAATGGATGTTACCCACGCGGGGTTTGTTATTGATTTATCGGGCGATACCGAGAATGGCAAGAACCCCAATACTAAACTGATCAAGAAGATCAAGCAAAAAGTCACGACTTTTATCGCTAAAAAAGAGAGTGACGAAGATCGTGAAATTGTCGAGACTGAAATAGAACTTTACAGCGCCCAAGAGGCGTTGAACACGATTGCTAAATTGAACGGCATGATAACCGACAAATTAGACTTGACCAGCAAAGGTGAAAAACTTATCCCAGATGATAGATACGATCTCGCCATATCTTCACTCGCTGATGCCGTCCGAGAAATCATACCTGACCAGGGTACAGAATAAAACGGCAAAGTGGATACCCCAAAGCAAACCTCAATGGTTAGCTTTGCTGTCTAAAGCGGACGAGGTATTTTATGGCGGTGCTGCTGGCGGTGGAAAATCTAGTTTATTAGTTGGCATGGCCGCAGAACTTGGAAAACACTCTGCTATATTCAGAAGGGTTTACCCAAACCTAAAAGAACTGATCCATCAGGCGCGGGATGTTATAGCCGATGGAGGCAAAGAGAATAAAGCGGAGCATAGTTGGGACTTACCCGGCGGTAGGACTATTGAATTCGGAGCAGTGCAATATGAAGATAATAAAACGGACTGGCAGGGTAGGCCGCACGACCACAAACTGTTTGATGAGATAACAGAATTTACCGAAAGCATTTATGTGTTTATTTGTGGATGGACGCGAACGACCGACCCTAACCAGAGGGTCAGGATAATTGTTACCGGCAATCCTCCAGTTGATGAAGCCGGTAGTTGGGTAATCAGGCGGTGGGGCGCATGGCTTGACGATCATCACCCCAACCCCGCCAAACCAGGAGAGTTGCGTTGGTACGCTACGATTGACAGTGAAGAAAAAGAATTTCTAACCGGCGACCCGATAGAAAATAACGGCGAAACTGTTTACCCGCGTTCCAGAACATTTATACCGGCAAAATTGGATGATAACCCGTTCCTGTCTTCTGATGACAGATATCGGTCAATGCTTCAATCTTTGCCAGAACCATTACGCTCTATGATGCTTTATGGTGATTTTCACGCTTCAGCCGTATCCGACCCCTGGCAGATTATACCGACAGAGCATGTCAGGGCAGCACAAAGGCGGTGGATGGAACAAGAAAAGCCGAATACGCCGTTGACGGTGGTTGGCATTGACCCTGCTCGGGGTGGACGCGACAACTTCAGTATGTCAAGGCGATATGATAGTTATTTTGATGAATTGATATTCTGGCCGGGAGTTATCGTTCCAGATGGCCCGACAGGAGCGGAGTTAGTTCATCAATCTTTGGGTGAAGAAAGCCCCGGCGTAATCAATATTGATATTGGTGGTATAGGCGGTGCTGTCTATGATAGCCTCCGTCCAATGTACCCAAATATCGTTCCTGTGAACTCCGCGTCTGCCAGTAATTACCGTGATAAAAGCAGTAAGTTGAAAATGCGTAATGCCAGAGCAGAAATGTACTGGCGTATGCGTGATGCGCTTGATCCGGTAACAGGTGATAATATTGCATTACCACCGGGAAACGAAATAATAGCAGACCTTTGCAGTGCAAGATACAAGATGACCACATCCGGGGTATTAGTTGAAGAAAAAGAAGAAATAAAAAAACGTATTGGCCGTTCCCCTGATAAAGGCGAAAGTATATTACTGGCGAATCATTCAAGTGGTCTATGGTTAATGAGTTGATTATTGGCATGGGAGGTAATTATGACTAACAGGTACATTATGACAGACGGGGTAAAAAGTATTGACCTCCCGCAATTTCCAAACGGGGCGTGGCAATTCTACGGCGAATCTGACGATGAAGGGAAAGAGGATTTCTACGGCCGGGTTGCCAGTGTATTTCGTGCATTCAATATAACCGCTGATGTAACCGCATCTATTCCGTTCGCGCTGGTGAATATTGCAAGTGGCGAAGATTATGATGTATCAGACGATTGGAAAAACAATATCGGGTTTATGCCAAAACCGAAAGAGCTTATCCGTTTATGGAGAATGTCTCTTAGTGCCACGAATTCAGCTTATGGGTTTATGGAGAACACAAAAATATCCGGCAAGAATTTACGGTACATCGTTCCAAGCACAATAACGCCGATATTAGACAAACAGGGCGACAGGGGGTTATTGGGGTTTACCCGGTCATTGTCTAATTCCAAAAACGATTATTTTATTGGCAAGAAAAACCCTATATTCTGGATGTGGCGTATGGATCACACAACAGAACTATTACCGGCAACGGCAACGCAGTTCCAGGCTATGTGTGCCGCGGCTGGTATTCTGTATTATTCTGATGGACATATTCAGGCATTCTTCAAACGTGGCGGCATCAAACCGACAATGCTGATATTGAAAGGCATGGTTGACCCTACTAAAGTTGAAAAGATAGAATCTGTCTGGACAAAGATAATTAGCGGCGGGTACAAATATCTTGGTAAATTGTTCCAGGGTGTCGATGCTGCTGGTGGTCTGGAAGCGCAACCCATTGGTGAAGGCGTAGACAACCTGAAAGATTCCGTAATAAACAAATCAAAGGTTGAAGATATCGCTCTGGCAATGGGAATACCATTGTCTATTATGCTTGCCAATTCTGCGAATTATGCAACAGCACAGGTTGAATACAAGTCTTGGTATGAAAACAGCTTATCTCCCTGGTGTGAATTCATGGCCGAAGAGATGACGGGAAAGCTGTTCAAGCCGTTGGGCTATAAATTTGTGTTCCGGCCTGAAATGACCGATCCTGGACAAGAGGATGAGGTATCACGCGCGGGAGCGTATTCAACGTATGTGTCTGCCAAGATGAAACCAAGTGTAGCCGCGCAGATCGTAGGTATTGAATTACCTGAAGGCATGGAATATGATGAGCTTGATGAAATGGCGGAAGAAGCCGACCAGGCGGCTGCAGATGCACAGTCCAAGTTACAGCAGGATAAAATAGACCTGCTGAATAAACAATCATCATCGGATAATGGAAAGGAGCAAACTGATGTACAGCAAGTGCAAGACAAAACCCAAAAAGAAAAAGTAGTAAAGTTCATCCCCAGCGTTGACCAACTCCATGAAATGGAACTTTGGCGTACATTTGCCTTCAGGCACTACAAAAAGGCACAACCCCTGACATTCGCGTTCGAGGTAAAGACATTGCCGGATGATATTGCAGAGGGTATCCGTTGCGCGTTGGAAACGGCGGACAACGAGGATGCTATCAAGGCAGCGTTTGATATTGATGCAGTTATTCCCGTGGAATTGAACGGGTTTAAATCAGACCTTGCTATCCTTGAACTGGCAGACGCGATCAACAAGGCATGCGAAAATGTTACAGTTCCTGAGTAGAGCGGTAGAACTCGTTCCCGAAGTCAAAGCGCATTTGTCGGACAAGGCGTTTGAAGTATTGAAATCCATCGACACATACGACCGGCAACTATGGAAGTATGCACTCGACTTATACAGAGGCGGTGACCCCGGCGTGTTCATTACCGACTTTGTGAACGCGATTAGTAACCAGTTGACACGAGCCTGGAACGAGGGCGGGCGTGAAATGGGCATCGAGCCGAAAGACATGACAGACGATGACCGAGCGGAGATACAAGCAATCATAAACGCGGAGTACGAACACATCCTTGACCTGGGTACGGCAATCACCGCCGCGCAACAGGGGACGTTGCAGGAATTCAGGGACATATTCAGACCGCGCATTGACATGTGGGTATCAAGGTATACAGATGTGGTCAATCAGGCAAAGATTTATTTCGGTGGTAAGACGCGGCTTATTTGGGTAGAGGGCGACACCAAAGAGAAATGCCCGACCTGCCTTGCCTTGAATGGCATTGTAGCATTCGCGCAGGAATGGGAACAGTCAGGGGTTAGACCGCAATCTCCACCGAATAACGCGATTGAGTGCGGAGGCTGGAATTGTAGTTGTACCTTGCAGGTGACAGATAAACGGCGTTCACCGCTGGCGTTACAGCGCATTATGGATATTGCAACAAGTGCGAATCTTGAAGAGAAGTCGTACAAGTACAATCCGAGTCAGCCGAGAGTACCAGCAGGGGATAGTGAAGGCGGGCAATGGGTTAGTGAATTTGAAACAATGACAAGAGAAAGATTCGGTAACGAATATTTTCTTAGAGGTGTTAGTGAAAAGTATGATGGAACAATGATGCAAGATACGGGTGGAAAAGCAGAACCGGCGCATGTAATGTTATGGAATCCTAATGGAAGTTGGGCGCATCAATATGCCATAAACGGAGAATTGTTGGTTTACAGGAGAAAGGATGTTACCGATTCTAATGATTTATATTCCGATGTTATTGTACCGGATGGAGTAAAACCCGTTTTTAGATTACCTGGGAATATATTAGACCCTTATAAAGAAATATTGCGTATCTTAAATAAATAACTATCTAGCATTTAATCTAACAAGATATATAATGTATATATCTTGATTGGAGGATGAAATGAGTGACGAGAGGCGAATGGAATTATTGTCAATGTCAACTGGGGAACTTGTTGAACACATAATACAAACGGAAATATCACTCTCAAATTGCATAGCTAAAAGAGTTCAACTAATTTTAGATAATGAACAATTAAAAACCGAGAACAAAGTTGCAATTGAGGCTCTTGAAAAAATTGGTAAATACGGCGGTGAAGGCGATAGTTATGGTGTTTTTAGAATGAGTGCTATTGGAGAAATCGTACATTCTGTATTGGATTCTCGTAATATTGGAATGTAAGTGAGCAATCTCCCCCCCATCATATCCTTCAAAGTACGTGGCATTGAGGAGATACAAGCATTCCTGAAAGCCTTACCGCACGGCACGATGAAGGTTGCAATCGCGGCAATGGCTGAATACATGTTAGGGGATGATACACACGGGCTAAGGCATTACCCACCGCGCAGAACACATGGGGCAGGCAATAAGTACCGCTGGCAGTCAGAGAAACAGCGCCGGGCATTCTTTGCCACGAAAGGATTTGGCAGGGGGATACCGTCAAGGCGAACAGGCGACTTATCCCGTGGCTGGCAGGCTTCCGTTGACCCTTATCGAAAGACGTTATTCAATAGATTACCCTATGCAAAATATGTCATGGGGAACGATCAACAGCGCGGGCATACGACTGACGGATGGCGCAAACTGGCGAAAGTTGTCATGGATAACATGCAAGGCGGGATGCTGCGGGCAAGACAGGCAGTGGCAAGATGGATAGCGACTAAGGGGAAATAAATACCAATCGGTAGGATTTGAACCTACTTGCGCCTGTTTCCAGATTTTCGCTTGCCTGTTCTTCACATGTAAAACTATACACATGAAGCGATTGGTATCATGTGGCTCCTAAGGTTGTATGCCTTGACAGGGCTTAGATCACCTTAACTACCTTTTGGCATTACCGTATCGCGGCCACATCAGAAATTATACCACATCCAACATTAAAACCAGATTAGAATATTCTCATAATTGTTGTACCGCGACTCGTGCGTGTATATAATGGGGGTATGGATACATATACAGCGCGAGACGTTACAAGAGATTATATAAACGAAATATTTTCTAAACCGGGGCGATTAGACGATATTCAAATTGTAGAAATTCCCCGCACCTGTGAGCATTGCAAGTTCTGGATGCAAAACGTAGAAGGACGCGAGAACTTCGGAGAATGCTTGCATAATGACGTAACGGGAGATAATGATTACGTGTGGGCTCCTTATTTACATTATGTATATTTCCGCAAAGACTTCGGCTGCATATTCTGGGAGGGTAAGGAATGAACATAAGTTCTGATACCGGAGATGATACAAGGTTGCCGACAATAAATACCTATAGCGATTTGGCAAAGATACGCTTTATTGCCGACAGTAGCGACGGCAGCTTCCGGGGATCAAACAAACAAAAAAACGACGAGATAAAGTTTATCCGCAGTACATTTGCAGAATATCTTTACGACTCTAATCCCCCCAAAGAGATTATTGATAAGTTACTACCTATTGCTAATAAATTACTATCCGCGACTGATAGAAAATCTTTATGGGTAGTGAGTTTTTATGAACCAGTGTAGAGCCTGTTCTGGTACAGATATTCAGTTATTGATCGACTTTGGCCTGCAGCCGTTGGCCGGTGGATTTGTCGCGCGTGAGCAGATACCCCAAGAGGAGAAATATCCACTCCGCACATATATTTGTCAGGACTGCGGATTAGTACAGATATTTGATGTGATCCCGCCGTCTACCCTGTTTGACAATTACCTGTTCTCGTCCTCTACAGTTCAATACCTGGTCAATCATTTCGTGAATTATGCCCGATGGCTGAATGACAACTATCACCCTGATTTCGTAATTGAGTTTGGATGCAACGACGGGGTGCTACTCGAACCATTGAAGCAATACGGGATAAAGTCTGTCGGGGTTGACATCAGTCAGAATATCACCGAAATGGCACGGGGACGGGGATTGAATGCAATCACGGGGTACTTTGACACATCGATGGCGAAAACAATAAAGCAATTGTACGGTGCTGCTGATATCGTGACCGGCTCTAATGCGTTTCCTCATAATGACAATCCAGGATTGATCCTACAGGCGGCCGCTGAGTTATTGACTGCAAAAGGACATCTTTGTCTTGAAATGATGTACGCCGGGTCGTTGCTGGATAAGGTTCAGTGGGATTCGATGTATCACGAACACCTGAATTATTTCTGCCTGTCAACTCTAGAAATTCTGTTACAGAGATATGGATTCCATGCGGTACATGCGGAGATCGTACCAATGCACGCTGGTTCATTGCGGGTCGTGTGCGCGGTTGATCCATCTGAATACCCCGATAACACGGTTACTGAGATGTTCCGACGGGAAATGGCAAACGGCTACCAGAATGTTGCAACATGGCTAAGATTTGCCGAATGCGTAGAACGCCAGATAAAGGTTGTCAAGGATACATTATTTTCCCTATCGCACGGTGGTTATGGCGAATGCCCACGAATTGCTGCTTACGGCGCATCTGGTAGAGCTACGATGTGGCTAAATGCCTGTAATATGGATTATCTGGAATACATTGTCGACGAAAGCCCATTGAGGGCTGGAAAGTTAATGCCGGGCGTGCATACCCCGATTGTGTACCCTGCTCACTTTAGCAAGATACAGCCGGATTATTGTCTCGTAACTGCGTGGAATTACTTTGAGCAAATACGGCTAAAACATCCCGAATACAAGGGGATATGGATACTACCTGCACCAGACATGAGGTTTGTATGAATCCAGAACTTGTGATTATTGCAAGAGAATATATTGGGACATGCCACAACTGTCAATCAGAAATTAAATTTGATAGACTACTTTTAGCCGATACGCTGGAACTTGACGAATTCAACAATAAGATATTTTATTGCATTGGCGTTCCAGATTATGAAGGAACAACCGCAGGGAAACGGGCTATTTGTGATAATTGCGGAGTAACACTTAATTTGGTAAGGATATATGAAAAACAAAATATTGCAAAAGAGGTTACTGAATGGCTAAACCATTCCTGTCAATCCTAATCCCCACCTATAACCGTGCCGCAATGACACTTGAAGCGGTCGCCAGTGTTGGCAATAATCCAGAGGTTGAGATCATTGTGGTAGATGATTGTTCTTCACCTATAGAGACAGTAGGTCTAGCACCAGCAATGAGTAATCCTCTGGTGAAATTATATCGAAATCAAGATAATCTTGGTATGACCCGAAACTTCAATGAGTGTATGAAGGTTGCATCTGGTGAATGGTTTGGGCTTATTGGCTCAGACGATTACTACAAGCCGGGAGTGATTGACCATGTTGTAAGCGCATTACATCACCTTCCTCCGTGCCTATTGGTGTATGCCCGGTCTAACAAGGCGCGTATATTACCACCGGGCGTTGATACTGTAAGAAACCTACAATTGCCTTCCGGCTCTGGTAACTTCTGGCATCGGTCAATCTATGAGGACTTGGGCGGTTTTGATGAACGGTTAACCTTCTCCCCTGATGCTGAATACTGGTACAGGATTGCGAGTAAATATCCTGTTTACGAAGTGCCTGAAAAGTACAGCGTCTACCGCGAACATGGCAATAACTTGATGTACGACACATGGCGACAACAGGCAGAGTTCCTGAAGCAGATCAAGCTGATTACGCGCCTGAACATGGTACACAAGGGTTACGACACAACCGACCTTGATTTGGTTGTTGCTTATGAGGGACAGGCTGTATGGGATACGATACTGTATATCATGCGTGTGACCAGCACTAAGCCGGATAAGTTTGGCATATTCGATATGTACTTTGAGGTCGCCTTGAAGTTGGCATTCACAAAGGACAGACTGGATGCCATAAAATCATTGTGCAAGGCGAGGAATAAGAAATGAGAAAAGGATCAACAAAGAAAGTTGCATTGCCGGAGCCCAACCCGCCACAAAAACCGTCAACTGCTCCGGTATCCATCGCTGAATATGATAAATCCCATGCTTTGGGATTGCCATCAATCGAAAAAGAGGTTATCGACATCCTCCTCCGTCTATGTGATGCCTGCCACGAAATAGATAACCGCATCGAACCGTGGGCTGGTATAAGGAAGGACATTGAGAGGCTGAAATGATCGATAAAATTGCATACACGTTAGTTTTTATTTTGGCTTGTTCGGCTGTATTACTTTTTGCTTCAATGGCAGTTTTGGCTATTGTAAATATTTGGATGGCTATTTTATGACCAAAATCACCTTCATGTGCAACGTCAAGAATGAGGAATCGCGGATCGGTTATGTATTAGGTCACGCTACAAAATGGGCTGACGAGATAATCATTATCAATAAGCAGTCCACGGATCGAACTGTTGACATATGTAAAGAATACAGGCGCGTGAAAATCATTGACGTTCCAGATACAATCGCCGGTGATGATGACCGCAAAACATGGGTGAATTATTCGAGCAATGATTGGATATTTTACGGCACGGCTTCAGAAATCCCAACCACAAAATGTATCTCTACCGCAAAGTCCATGATTGATGGAGATTACGATTTGATCACAGTTCCTAGAAAAATGTACATGCTTGGAATTCATTCAGAATATTCCCCGTGGAATATCAGCCACTATAAATTCCTTTTCAACCGCAAGCGCATAAATATCTCGAATCGCATCCACCGGAACTTTAGCGCAAAGAATGGCAAGGAAGGGCATATTCCATTTTCGGATGATTGCTGTGTTTATCATCTGACTTATTCATCAGCAAAATACTGGCTTGAAACAAATATCCAATATTGGCAGGAAGAGGCCGCCTGTTCAATAAATCCAGTAGCCGATATACAACGGTGCTATGCCTATATTGCAAGGCATGAGGACAACCTGAAAAAAGGCGGTGACGAAACAAGATTGTTATTATTCGCCTGGCTACTTTATCACCTGGGAACAGCATTCTGTCTGGAAGAAAAACGGCGCGGCATGGATATCACCGCTGAATATAAAAAGATTTATGACCGCATACTGGAAGACTGGAATTATGAAGACCATTAGTGCCATTGTCTCTGCATATTATGCCAAAGATTTTATCCGTGAACGGTTGGATAATCTATTCAGGATGAACCCGACTCCTGAAATCATTGTCGTTGCCCAATCTGGAAGTTACGAGGCTGAAATTGCAACAACCTATGATTGCACATGGATATTGACATCGGACATACCTACAATTTATTCGGCGTGGAACATGGCAATCAAGGCATCCAATTGTGATTACATTACAAACGCAAATTGTGATGATCATACATATCTGGATAGTTATGCAATTATGAGTAATTTTCTCGAAAATAATCCAGATATCGGAGTTGTCTACGGTAATGATTATGTAAAGACCATTGTTGATGATGAACCCCGTTATGAATTACATGAACGCGGGGAAACAGACTTAAATATCTTGAAAACAAAATGTCTGGTTGGACCTATGCCAATGTGGAGAAAGTCGCTCCATGATCAATTAGGATATTTCAGTGATAAATTCCAGGTATGTGGAGATTATGAATTCTGGTTACGGTTAGCGGTAAACGGAGTGAAATTTCATCATTTGGATAGGCCGATAGGAATATACAATAAGCGAGTTGAATCCGCAGAACATAGGCAACCAGAAATTGCATTACTTGAAAAGCGATATCTACAAAACGCTTATAATAATGTATCAATCGTTTGACAATTATACACAATGGCGTATAATTGATGTTATGAGAAAAGTAAAATGCTTATACCTCATAACGCTGATAGTCGGATTATTATCCAGTTGCACCTATACTGCATCGAATATGACGCACGGCGGTTTTTATATTGCCGGTATAGATTTTGTCTATTGTACATCCGAGAAAACATGCCTCCACGAGACGGCGCATCAAATTGATGCAAGGCACGGATTTATCAGCTCTTCCATCGAATACCAAATTGCAATCCGGGATTATGCAGTATCCAACCCAGGCAAATTATGGAGCCGTGAAATATTATCTTATTCAGGGCAATGGAGTGAGATGTATGCCCAAATGTACGAGAGTGTTCACGGTAGGGTTGAATTATTTCCAGTTGAATTGCAGAAATACTATTGACACTTATCTTATTCTAATGTAAACTAATACTAATCTAATGGTTTCTTTTTGAGGGCGGATGCCCTGAACTGAAACCGGTGCTTGTCAAAGGATTTTGAGAGCCGAAGCGCATAACTCATTCGAGTTTGCTTCGGCTTTATTTATTGGTACGGAGGTGTTTATGGGAGAAAATAATAATGCCCTAAAAACAATATCTTCAACCCCTGAAGAATTACGTGTTGGAAACTATATCGTATTGTTTGGGGGGCGCGACGCCACCGGTGTTTTATATAAAAACGCTGATGGATCGAAGGGTGAATTCTTCACACCAAACACAGAACTTGAATCAAGTTATACCAAGACAGGGTTTCTACACGTTGATTTTGAACATGGACAAGACCCTGACGAATTAAATATTGGTTCTGACGATGTTCTTGGGTTTGTCGATTGGAAAACAGCCAAAGTTGACGAACGTGGAGTATTTGTTGATCGTGTTCTCAATCGACGGCAACGGTATGTTGAATGGCTTGAACCACTTATTAACGAGGGGCTACTTGGAAATTCAACAGAATGTATTTCCGGTGAAGCCGTTCGCGGAGAAGATGGTGAAATAAAACGTTGGCCGTTGAAACGCGACACATTGACCGTAAATCCAATGGAACCCCGGATGTTGTCTAAAAATGCGGTAACTGCAATCAAAGCTCTGGCGAAAGAAGAAATACCCTGTTTCAAGTCATTAATTACTACATTGCCGGTGGATACCGGGGTGGAGGAAATCAAACCTATTATTGTTAGCGAAAGTGAGGTCAAAATGACCGAAGATGAGTTGAAGGCGCATGATGAAGCTCTTGCCAAATCTGCCGCCGAAGCCGCAGTAAAAGCCTATGCGGCTAGTATCGAACCGGAAGTCAAAGCTGGTTATCAGGTTGATGTTGTTGACGATGAAGCCGACCGAGCCGCGAAAGGTAATCCCTTCAAAAGCGCGGGGGAATTCTTCAAGGCTGTACGAAATGCAGATGATCCATCTCTTCAAATGGATAAACGCCTGTACGGTCTAAAAGCTGCCGCTGGAGCGAATGAATCAGTTCAGTCAGATGGTGGATTCCTTGTTCCACAGGAAACCGCAGCTGGTATCCTTGAGAAAATGTGGGGAACTGGTACGGTCCTTTCCCGCTTCAATGCTATCCCGGTATCTGGCAATAATATGACCATCAACGTGGTCGATGAGACCAGTCGGGCAGACGGTTCGCGTCATGGTGGTGTGCTGGGTTATTGGCTGGCTGAAGCTGGTGAAAAGACAGCCACAAAAACCAAACTCCGCCAATTGGAATTGAAGCTAAAAAAGGTCGCTGCCCTGTGTTATGCGACTGATGAATTGCTTGAAGATCAAACCGCCCTTGAAGCTTGGTTGTCTCGCGAAGTACCTGGGGAATTAACGTTCCAAACAGAAGCCGCGATTATCAATGGTAATGGCGTTGGTAAACCTTTGGGTATTTTGCAAAGTCCTGCGTTCTACACCATCGAACGCCAGACAGCAGGTTCAATTGATGCTACTGATATTGGTAATATGTGGGCACATCGTTATCTTGGAGCTACCGATTATGTATGGTTTATCTCCAGCACAATCTTCCCAAAATTGATGAACATGACCATTGGTCAAGTTCCTGCTTACATGCCGCCCGGTGGATTATCTGGTTCACCTTATGGTACGATCTTTGGGCGTCCCGTTATCGAAACTGAATACAATCCCTCTCTAAGCGTGGCTGGAGATATTCTACTTGCCGCTCCTTCACAGTATGAAATGATTTCAAAAGGTGGAGTCAAGTCGGCTAGTTCAATTCACGTCAAATTTATCACCGATGAAACTGCTTTCCGGTTTGTCTATCGTGTTGACGGTGAACCAGCATGGAATGATAAGGTCGCAAGTTACTACGCTTCCAGCGACTATGTTTCCCCGTTTGTTGGCCTGTTGGCTACCTCATAGAAAGGAGGATAAATATCATGGCTAAATTACGTTTTGCTGAAGGCTTGAAAGTTATTCCTATCCTTTCTCCTGTGGCTCTCGGGGCTACCGCGCTGGATACCGAATATGTGGATATGAAGTTGAACCATTGGGCTTCTTTCCTGGTTCATTTCGGAGCAACAACCAGCGACACATCGGATACTGTAACTGTGACTGTGCTGTGCAGTTCTGTATCCACATCCGCCACCGGTGACGGTATCCCGTTCAAATATCGTCTGTCAAGTTACTTTGAAGATGATAATACTGGTGCAATTACCGCTGCAACCTCTGACGGCGTAGCCCTAACAAGCTCGACCGATCCGAGTGTTTCGCTGGCTGACCGGTTGTTACAGATTGAAGTAAACGCTGATGATCTTCCGGCGTATAAATCAGACGGACGGTTCTTGACCGTTGTAATCACTCCGACCGCTGATGTTGTAGGCGTGGTAAGCGCAGTGGCAATCCTCGAACCGCGTTATCCGGGGAACGATATCCCAAGTTCCACCTAATCAATAAGCGGCAATCAGGGGGAGGCGTGAAAACCTCCCCCTTCGAAAGAATAATATATGGCAGATTATTGCTCATCGAGTGATGTAAAAACGGAGATGCCCGACAGTGGTTTAGCGTCATCTACAGACGCGACATACGATATCGCAATCGGAACATTGATAACCGCCGTATCCCGATTGATTGATAAACAGGTAGGGCGTGAACCGAACTGGTTTGCATCTACAGATAGCGAGACCCGGTACTATGATGGGTCTGGCGAAGTCACCCAGGAGATTGACGAATTACACACATTGACCAGTGTGTCGGTATCCGAGAGCGGATCAATTGTGGTTGCGGATTATACCGCGTGGACTTTGGATACCGACTATTACGTTTCACCTTATAACTATTCAGATTTAGGATTACCGATTGACCGCCTGATAGCAGACTGGAACGGATCAAAATATAAGTTCCCGAGGTACAGGAAAGCTGTACAGGTTGTAGGGCAATTCGGTTATTCTGCTACGCCGCCAGAGGATATCAAGCAAGCCTGCATCATTCAGACAATGCGCTGGTTTGGCAGGGCTAAACAGATGTTTCAGGATCAAGGCGGCGGCGATTGGGCTGGCCAGACGGTCTTTGCTAAAAGCGAACTTGACCCGGATGTGAAAATTATCCTGCAAAGTTACAAATTAGGGAACATGGTATGAGCATTATTGATACCGCTATTCAGAGAATACAGACCATAGCGAAAGCTACGGTTTTCGACGGTACAAACACATTTAAGAATGCGCCGGATTATCCGACTGATGACGCAAGCATTTTGCCGTTGGTCATTACGCATATATCTGGCGGGAACGTTACGCAGGTAAACGCAACAGATACAAAGTTAATTGTGAATATTATGTCAGAAATTCACTTCAACAGAAGTATTTTGAGAATTACGTATCAAATGATAGACACCTTTATTCCTGATTTCATTCAAAGATTAGGAGGTGATCCAACTCTAGCCAGTTCAGCAAGCACGATCATTTATCCGGTCACTTTCACGGTAGGGCCTGCTGAATGGGATTCGATTATTACCCAAATGGTATCTTTTACCATTCCTGTAAAATTAAACCTACTTTCTCCTACGGTAACCCCATGAAAAATACTCTTATTGTTATGGGTTCGCACCCCCGAACTCGTGATCAATTCGATTGGACGCGCGAAGATTGTGACATTGTTGTGTTCAATGAAGCCATGAAGATGGATTGGTGCAAACGCGCTGATTATGTCATGCAAATGCACTTGCCAGTTATCTTCCGTAATCCGGGCAACAGGAACGATCCTAATCATTACAATTGGTTGAAATCTGGGAAAACTCCTATCATTTTGATGCAGGAACAATACGATGACGTTCCCATGTCACGACAATACCCATTGGATGAAGTTTTGAAACTCGGTCATCGCTATCTGACTTCATCCGCTGCCTATTCTATTGCCTTTGGAATTGTTGAAGGGTACGAACGCATTGAGATTTACGGTGTGGAGATGGAAACTAATACCGAATACCAACACCAAAGACCGGGCGTTGCTTACTGGGTCGGACTTGCACAGGGAGCTGGCGTTGAAGTAGACTTTCACGGGAATCTATTAGACTGTCCGCTTTATGGCTATGAGGGTGATATCAAGTTCCCGTACAAGTTCTTTGATGAACGGATCAAGGAAATCGATATACCTCTAAAAGAGGCTTTTAGGGTTTACAACGAGGCTTGTGATCGAGCGAACGATCTGATCGTCGGTTATCTGAAGACCGGACTTAACCACAAGGAACTGATTGATCTGTTACAGAAACAGTCAGAACTTGGGGCAAACTTTGGACTGCAACGCGGTGCACAACAGGAAATAATCCGCTATAAGAAAAAAGCGGATGTTCAAATTGCTGCAACCGGAGATCACTTATTCTCAAGGCAAGAGTTTGAATTCTCCGCAGCCACTTTCGTGAAAGACCGAGACCTGGCAATTATTACTGCTACTGATCTTGGAAAGAAATGTGAGCAAAGTTTCCAGATAGTATTGAATACCGGCAATGCCGCAAAGAAAAAGAACCGCATGGATCAATTTGTTGAGACAGTTGCCAAATATGTACAGGAATCTATCAAGGTCGGTCTATTTGATGGAGCCGCAAAAGAGAATAAATATCTCATGGCAAAACTGGATGAATTGGTACGCATGGCAGGTGGCGAAGCCAGCAAGGAAGTTATGGAGGCGGCCATTGAGAATAGGGCATAACCCATTACGTGCTGATAAAGTTCCTGAATTGCCGACAAGGATAATGTCGGTTATTACCCATTTGCCTAATCGGTCTGGGTATCATCAATATCGCCTTGACGTTATCAAGGCATGTCTTACAAGTATGCGGAACGGTGCGCCGGGTATCCCTGTCATGGTCTGGGATAATGGATCATGCGCCTATTTAACTGATTGGTTGCGGGATGAATACAAGCCTGAGACATTGATACTATCTCCGAACATCGGCAAGTCTAGCGCAAGGGCAGCATTGTTCCGTATGGTACGGACTGACGCGATCATGGCATTGAGTGATGATGACATGCTGTTCTTCCCAGGCTGGTGGGACGCTTCACAAAAATTATTGGAATCGTTTCCTGAGGTTGGAAAAGTATCCTGTTATCCCGTGCGCACACAGGGTCGTTGGGGATGCTCGTCTACCAAAGAATGGGCAGCCAATAATGGGAAATTGGAAGTCGGCATATTTGTCACTGAGGAAGAGGAACGCGATTTCTGCACATCCGTTGAACGTGATTATGATTGGCATCTCAACTATGCAAAAGACGACAAGGATTATCGGGTGACATACAAGGGATTGCAAGCATATTGTTACGCACATCACTGCCAGTTTATGGCTCGGGTTGGTGTAATCGTTCCGTTCCTTGAAAGATGCAATGATGCAATGGCTAATGAGAAACCGTTCGATATCGCTGTTGATAATGCCGGACTTTTACAGTTAACTACGGCAAAGCGGTATAGCCGTCATATTGGAAACATGATCGATCACAAAGTAATATCAGACCTTATTGGTATGGGATTGATTAAAGCAACGGAGGTAATATGAAATATCTCGGACACGGATTTATTCCCGGCGTACCCGCTAGGAATTTAACTATCGCTGAAGTAAAAATTTATGGCAAAGAAAGATTACTTGCCAGTGGTTTATATATAGAAAAATTATCGGTAAAAGAAAAGGTTAAGGAGGTAATAAATGACGAACGGAATTAAAGCATTACGTCAAATTCAGATGAGTAGGGAAACGACACAAGGAACGGCTACCACCGATTTTTCGGTATGGCGTGGCCTGGGTACTCTACAGGATTCGCGTGAAAGCGTATGGCCAGAAGAGGATATTGGTATTCTATCCGGAACGGATCGACAATATTTTCCGAAATTATCGGCAACCCTTGAGATGGATGCAATTGAAGCAACATTTGAACAATTGCCCCATATTCTTGATGCGGGTATTCGAAATTCTATCCTCACAACGGATACTGGCTCCGACTATATTCGAACTTATACAGAACCAACGACGGGCGCGACAATTGCCGAATCCTCCGATCTACAGACTTATTCATTTAAGTGTGGTGATAACAACGAAGTCGAAAAGTTTAGTTTTGGGTTTGTAAAAGAATTCACTCTATCAGGAACAGCCGGTGAAGCATGGAAGATAAAATCAACCTGGGAAGGTCGTGAAGTTGCCAGTGATTCAGACGGATTTGCAACTGTAACCATTCCAATTGTTGAAGAAATGCTATTCAGCAAATCCAGTCTTTATATTGATGCCAGTTCGGACACTATCGGAACTACTCTGATTAGCAATACTTTGATAAGTGCTGATTTGAATGTTACTACGGGTTGGCAGTCTGTTTATACGGGTTCCGGCCGCCTTGATCTATCATTCATAAAACAGGTACAGCCAGAAATAAAGTTGGATATTACCTTTGAACATAATGCGACTGCAACAGCAGAAAAGGCTGCATGGAGAAACAAAACCGCCCGGTTATTACAAATCCTGGTTCCAGGCAACGCAGTCGCTACGGCGGGGGCTCTATATACCTATAAGACCATGAAGATAAATCTGGCTGGTAAATGGGATTCGTTTGAGAAGATCGACGAAGTTGACGGGAACGATGTTGTGACCGGTCACTTTATCGCCCGGTACAATTCTACTGCTGCTTTATTCTCTGCAATCATCGTTGTCAATGAGGTTATAACAATGCCATGATAAATCTAAATATTACAGCTGAAGCATTGGATCAATTGACGTGGGAACAATGGGAAGTATTTGAACCTAACAACAAAAGCGTTAATTATCACGAGGCACGTGAAATTATGTCTTTATTTGTTGTTGGGGTTGAAAAAACTGAAGCAATGGAAATGTTAGGCAAGTTGAAAACATCCGAGATGAAATCAGTTTTCCAGCAATTTGTGGACAAGGTTGCAGAATTGGGAAACGTAAACCCTACGACCGGAGGCGGATAATTGCATGGGCACAATCATCCCAAAACCCGCCTCCGATTCCCCCGGATTGGGTAAATATACTAATTGCCGCTAACGAATGGGGAACACCCCCGTGGATTATTACCGGAGAAATGGGTATAACTGCCCGCAAGAAATGGTTGAACCGATGGAATTTATTTAAATACCATACCGGAATAGCGGAGGCAGAATGCATGAAAAGGTTGACCAATGGCAGACAATGAAGTTAATGTTGTCATAACGGCATCTGATAAGGCATCAAATATAATCGCCGGGATTGCAAAATCCTTGAAGGGTGTATCTTCGGCTATTGGCGATCTGACAAAAGATTATATTGCCTATGGCGATGAAGTCGATCAACTTTCTAGATTGAGCGGTATGCAGAATGATGAAGCTAGCCGCATGATTCAATTTGCCGACGATCTGTCATTATCTTATGATAATCTGAGTACATCACTGAGATCATATTCCCAATATCTTGAAAAGACTGAAGAAAATTCAGCAAAAATGGGAGAAGTTGCTAGTAAATATGCGGATGAACAAAAAAAATCACAGGAGGATTTGAGTAATTCTCTTGTGGATATTGCCAGTAATGCTTCTGATAAACTGACTTCTTTGATTGAAACACACGCGAATAGATTGAGTGATCTACGACAATCAATTAAATCAATGGAACAAGATTTCACCGACGAAATGTCTGATAATAAACAGGAGTTGAACGATAAATTATCGGATATGGATCAGGATTATGCAGACAATCGAGAAGGTTTAATCAAAGATTTGAGCAAGGCTGATTCAGAAAGTCAATCGAATAATATCAAGGAGCGTATTTCTGAACTCGACGCGGATTACAGTAAACGCAGAAACAGAGCTATCAGGGACGCACAACAATCAGAAGAAAGAGCCAAACGAGAACAGGATCAAAAACTAGAATTAGCGAAAAAACGTATTCAAGAAGAAAATTTTGAATACAAAAAACAAACTCTTGCAATACAGGAAGAACAAAAAAAACAGGAACAATCAGCAAAGGAAAGTTTTGACCGCCAGGCTAAGTATGCGGCAGAGGCTTATGCCAAACAATTCGCTTCTATGAAATCTGAAATAGCAAAATCACAAAGCGATCTATCTGGTGGAAATATTGAAAAGGTAAATATTGATACTCTGGCAGCATTGTCAAATCAATATCTTGCCCTACCCGAAGGGATAGAAAGAACTAATTTTGCTCTTGAGCGTTTTGGTAGAAACGGAACTGAGATGATGAAAATCCTGGAAATGGGGCCAACCAAAATTCAGGAAATGAGTGCCAGTATTCAGGCAAGTTTGATCGTCGATGAAGAAAAAAGAAATAGGATGATATTGGCCAAGAATGCCCTCGATAATTTCAATGATAGTGTTCAAAGTATACGATTCGCCGCTGCTGACAAATTATTATCCATTTTTCAGAAATTACCAAAGCCGATGCAGGATTTTACTTTAGCCATAGGATCAATGGCAAGCACTGGAATAATTGATGGGTTGGCAAATGTATTTATTATCCTGAATAATATCGGGGGTATCGGCCCAAAAATTGGAGAGGCTGCCCTTGCCATGAAAGGACTGGCAATTTCAACATGGGCAGCCATTGGGCCATTTGTTGCTGTCGGCGCGGCCATTGTCGCCGTAGGATATGCGGTATATAAACTGTATCAATTTATTGTAATGTTGGTTCAAATGTTTCAACAGGCGGCAGCCAATGGTAAGTTCTTGGAATTTCTAAATGCACTGAATGGATATAACATTGTCAAGAATGTCAAGCTTCCCGGCCGAGCATCCGGGGGATCGGTATCGGGTGGTAGTCCTTATATAGTTGGTGAACGCGGACCCGAAATGTTTATTCCTTCCAGTAATGGTTCTATACTTCCTAACGGTAGTTCTGGTGGAGTAACTCTTGTTTATTCCCCTATGATTTCGCTTGCCGATGAATTTGAACTACAAACCAAGCTCGGGCCGATTATCCGTAATGCCATGCGGGGTGCTGTCTAATGGCAAAGTGGGGAACTGGCTACCGTTGGGGAAGTGGTACGCTCTGGGGACAAGCCGGTGGCGGCGGCATGGTATCTGTTCCTTTTTCCGGAGAAATAGTCTGGATCATAAATATTGATTGGACTGGCAATGGTGCAATAAACGAGAATGCCTATATCCGCCAGATTGATATTAATCGGGGACGGGAACATTATCTAAATCCAAGTGGATCTGGATTTGAAAAGATGCAACCCGGCAAGGCAACCCTCGTTTTTGATAATTCAAATGGTCGTTATAACCCCTACAATGTCGATAGTCCTCTTTATGGGGATATATTGCCTGGCAGGAAGATACAAATCCTTGCCTACATTGTTGCAACAAAAAAGACAGAAGTACGATTCACGGGGCATATCACTGATTTGCAACCCTCTGCTGATTCGAAAGAAGTTACCATAACCGCTGAAGACGGTATGCGCTGGTTGGAGGATGCAGAATATTCGAGTGGCGTGATCTATTCAAGGATGACCTTTGATGCCATAAATCTTGTTCTGTCATTCGTGAATTGGCCCTACCAACGTAATATCCAACCCTCGTTCCAACCATTGCAGGTATTCGAGCCCGGTTCAGGTTCATCATTGAGTATTATTCAACAACTGGCAGAGGCTAATCTGGGTACATTCTTTATTGATCGTTATGGTAAGGCTATATTCTATCCGGTTAACTATCTGATTACAACAAGCCATGATATAGATGAATCTATTCTTTTGAGAGAGATCAGGATATCCCAACCGTGGGAAACTGTACGAAATAAGATCAAGATCATTGCCAACCGAAAAGGAAAACGCCCTGAATCAAACGTCTGGACTATGGCAGGTATCGAAACGTTTACCGCTGGCCAAACCAAATCTTTTGGGGCAACATTCAAATCATCTGATGGACTTTCAATTGAATATTTGAAGGCAAATACCGCCATTGATGGAACCGGAAACGATGTATCCGATAACTTTACCGTAACCAAATCAGATATAACATCCACCAATTGCACATTATCCGTAACTTATAATGGGACAGGAACGGCTTACCTTTTGGGATTATTCCTCGTAGGGAGTGCGATAGTATCCGCCCCGGAATCAAAAACGGCATCGGATTCTACAAGCATCCTGAAATATGGGCCGCGATCATTTACACTGGATAATCCGTGGTTGCAAGACCGTTCCTATGCGGCTGCCTATGCAAGTATATTGAATAATCATTTGAAAGACCCACATAAAGACCCGATAATTCAAATCCAACAATATCCATCGGTTCAATATGCGATAGACCTATACGATAAAATCAACCTTACTTCGGCAACCCTCGGCATTGATGATACCTATACAGTGGCTGGTATCCGCGAAAAATGGTTGAGTGATACCGGTCAAAATGCTGTGACGACCCTTTATTTGCAGAATGTCTTATATGACAGTACGATAATAACACCCGACCCGTTTTATCCGGGTGCGTTACCGGATGTGCCCTTTGAGGATATGCCCTCGTGGATCGATCCGTGGATTCCTGAAAATAATTCCCCTATTATTGATCCATTCTCAAATTTTCCCGTACCGGATATGACAGATTTTTGCTTGCGAACGGATGCAGATCAGACCAATGCTTATCCGGTGACATTCACAAGAAACAGATTATTGAATGACAATGACAATCAAATCGAATTGGAATCATTCTTGTGGTTCCCATGCACATTAAGGACCGCTAGTTCCCTGAATAAATCTACAATGATTGTTCATGGCGGTTGGTCTTATACGAATGCAAGTGGAGTTCAAAACTATGATATTCTGAACTCGTGGTGGCATGTGGATGCAATCGCTTCGGATAAAAGCGTGTTGTGTAGTGGTTCGATTGTGAATGGTTATACATCTCCCAGAAATGTGATATTTTCTCCGACTACCGCATTAGAAGTCGCAGGTTTTAGGATTTGGATAGATAAGAAGGGAATATACGGAATCGGAACTGAATTTGCGTCAGGAAGTATTCCGGTAACAGACGATAATGGTACGACTGTTCCCGGCTTAACCATTGGTAATTATTATTGTGTCGAGGGTTATGGCGGGCCGTGGTGCAATCATTCTGCATTTCCTTCCCAATTATTTTGGGGGATTGGAATTATCATAGGTGGTACATATTATGTAATTGGTGGCGATTCTTACCTCGGATATAATTCTGGTATTGCAAGTGGAAAACTATTGCAAGTAGATAATGCTTTCAATAATGGGAAATATGGAAGAGGTTATTGGAAAGCGGAAAATACATCGGAAAAAATAGTAATTACCGATCCAACCAAAATTGATAATTCCGGTTCAATGAACTTTATTGTCAGAAATTCCAGTCTTGCCGGTAAAAAACTTATGACGATAAATAATATATTCATGAAGAATGTTTGCGGTACGGGTATCTTATAGGAGAATCTTATGCCATTAACCCCCAGTTTTCCAGGTGCGATAAAAACATTCACAGAGATTACGGATAATGTAACCGAAATGACATCGACTGATATCAATCCGGTCTATGCAGAAATAACATCTATTGAAACGGAACTCGGTGCGAATCCAGCTGGAACTGCAACTGATGTTGTTACCAGGTTGGCAAAGGCATTAGCCGGTGATGGAAGTCTGAAATTTGCAACCGGATCAGAACTTACCATTTCGAGTGGGGTTATTACTCCTACCCAAAACTGGCACATTATTGATACACAGGGGGATGCTGCAACAGACGATCTTGATACGATTGGTTCATCAGATACAGAGGATGGATTTATCCTTTTCTTGAGACAGGCGAATGATGCCAGGGATATCACGATCAAACACGGGACAGGGAATATAAAATGCCCTGGATCGGTTGATATTGTTTTGACCGATACCTATCAGATCGTTATTATGATCTATGACGCAACTTTAGAAAAATGGATTGCAACAGTTTCCTCTGTGAATGCCGGATTATTGAATGGTGCAAATATATGGTCTGCGGTCAATAGTTTCTCGAAGTCCCTTAATTTTGCCTATACATCGGTCGCCGCCGCTACTGTTCTGGATTCAACCTATTACTTTGTGGATGTGGATTGCACAGCGGCAGGAAAGACAATAACATTACCCACCGCTGTGGGCATAAACGGGCGCGAATATATCATCCGTAAACTGGATGCCTCGGCTAATATTGTTACCATTGATGGAGATGGGGCAGAAACAATCAACGGTTCCTTGACTAAAACATTGGTTGAACAATATGATACAACTATCCTTTTCAGCAATGGCGCAAACTGGATGGAACTTGCGACCGGTGGTGGAGGTGGTGCTTCCAGCGATTTGATTGCGCATACTCATACCGCATCAACGGACGGCGGATTAATAAGATTGGATACCATAGCCGTGCCTACAGATAGCACAAGTCTCGATGCCTCCACGGATACACATGGATTGTTGCCTAAGCTATCGGGTACTGGCACTGAATTTATGAGTGGTTTGGGTACATGGGCAACACCCGCTGGTGGGTCGTCCACCGATCTGATAGAACACAATCATTCCAGTTCGGATACTGGCGGGATACTTAGACTCGATACAATCTCCGCACCTACAGATGTCACAACATTAAATTCAACGACTGATGCACATGGGTTATTCCCAAAACTATCCGGGTCATCTGATCAATATGTAAATGGTAAAGGTGAATGGGCGACCGTAACCGGGGGGGGTGGTGCTTCCTCTGACCTTGTAGTTCACGGCCATACCGGGGCAGCAGACGGTGGAGCGATAAAATTAGATGCGTTACAGTCGCCAGACGATTCAACCAGCCTCGATGCTTCAACGGACGCACATGGGTTATTGCCTAAACTAGATGGCTCTGGTGATGATTACCTGAGTGGGTTAGGAACATGGCGCGCGTTTACTAGAGCAGCAATAGGTATTTCAGGAGTAATAAGGATTGCGCCTACATCAGATGTAATTGCCGGAACGACAGATTCAGTTGTTTTGCCTTCCGCGATAAATCCAGAAGGATTAGCCGGATTATTTAATTCTGCCACGACTGACTTTGACGCGAACACAACTACTCATGGATTCCTGCCGAAACTATCCGGTGTAAATACTGAATATTTGAGTGGCTCGGGATCATTTTCTACTCCTGCCGGAGGAAGCGGAGGTTGGAAATATCCATGTAACGGAAGGTTGACTCTTGTAAATCAAACTCCGATAACCACATCAGATTATGCAACAACAGATGCACAGATTCTTTATTTTTCTGCATTTAATGGTGATGAAATAAGTTTGCACGATGGCTCAACAGATACTACAGCATGGACTATATACACCATACCATCGACAGATTTAATGCTTAACATATCAACAACAGATTATAGTACATCTGATAATTTTGATATTTGGGTTTATCCAACTTCTGATTCTATCCCGGCAATGTCTAGCACAAAATGGACTGATAATACAACTAGGGGAACTGCGTTGGAAACGGTTTCTGGTATTTATTGTAAAACTGGTGCAACGCAATATAGATATGTAGGCACTATTCGCATGGTTTTAGATGGTCAATCAGAAAAATCAAGATCAAAATTATTTATATATAATTGTTACAATAAATTATCTCAAAGCGGATGGAATGTATTTACGTCAAATCAAACATTCGCTGGAGCATCATGGACTGAAATAAATACGGAAATTAGAATTGGATTTGTTATAGGATTGCCAGAAACAATATCTGCGTCTGCTAATATTATTGGATATACAGAAGCATCGTTGTTAGCGGATATGCGATGTGCATTTGGTTACGATGGCACTGTACCCGAGGATGGAATAGCATATGGTCAAGCATCCTCGGTATTACAGCCAGTTATACCAATTTCACTATCAAATAGAAAATCTAATTTATCACCAGGATACCATTATTTAACATTACTCGGATATACGGGCAGTTCTTCTGATACGTCTACTGTCTTAGGCGCATCTACTGTTTTCCGAACCCAAATAAATATAGAATATAATGGATAAATTCTATGGAAATTTGCAGAAACTACGGAATAATATAGAGGTTCACTATGGCAGACACAATTTATGGTTTAGGACGTTATCAATCAAAACCCGATCCGAAAGACTGGAATCTCAGGCAGTTTACCAAGTTTCCATATACCGGAATAACCGAACGGGAATGGAATATTGACATAACATTAAATCAAGGCATTAAGCCTTATTGTGTTGGTTATACGATGGCGCATTTTGGGATATGTCTGCCAACGGCTTCAATGTATACAGCTAGTGATGCCGACTTTTTCTATAAACGGTGCAAGATTTATGATTTACAACCAGGCATGGAAAATGGCACGACAATGCGGATCGTGAACGGTGAAGACTTGTTTCTCGACAAAGAGGGCGTAGAGGGCATGATACGCTCGCTCGAAGAATGGGCTAAGCAATTATGAAACTCCGATGCCCTTTAGACACCTATCAATACATCAGCCAGACCTATGACGATCACGTAGCGAGGGCGTATGCGAACGGCTGGTATCCCTATCCGACCACTACGCCGAATGTCACATACTACTACGGCGGCATTGACTACGCCGTATATAACGCGCCGTGTAAAAGCGCGGCTTATGGCTTTGTCTCAAAAGTAGAAAATAGCAATATCGGTTATGGCAGGTGTGTCAGAGTCGATCACGGAAATGGATATGTAACCATCTATGGGCACATGTCACAGATCAATGTGACTGTCGGTATGGTCTTGCAGGCTGGTGACATTCTCGGGATAACCGGCAACACGGGAAACTCGACCGGCCCCCACCTGCATTTTGAGTTGAGACTGAATGGCTCTCCGATTGATCCGCAACCAATGATTGATGAATTTGAAAGTGAGGATGATGTGAAAGGTACTGTGCTGGTAGATACTCTTGGAGTACGCAGGTCGCCGGAAGTGAATTTATTCAATCTGGTCAAACGCATTGGCAAGAATTCTCCGCCGCTCGATATTGTTGACATAGTAACTATGTGGGGAAAAACGGCGGACGGATATTATGTCTGCCTGAAGGAAAAAGGCGTTGATTACGTGAAGATGGAAGACGAATGAAATATATCCAGCATCCCGATTATGTGCAGTATTGCAATGATATGTTTGTGATCAATGCGCTCTGGATGCTGGCTTTTATGGTATTGGTGGTTATTCCATTTTTGACGAGGTGAATACATGGCGGGTCAGACCAACAATGAGATATTGAAAAACATGGCAATAGACATAGAAATAATCAAAAGGGCTATTGAACCGCTTCCTTCCATATTCAAGGATATTTATATTGGCAATGGGGAGCCGCCCTTGCGGGATACCTGCCGTGAATACCTGGCTGAAAAGAAATGCAAAGAGACGGCCAAGACCGAGGCGATAAAAGAGAAAAAAGACTTCAAGGGGAAGTTTATTTTACAGATCATTGGAGCATTTATCGCATTTACGTTCGGGCAATTTGCGCTATTTCTGGCAGCGATAAACTGGATGCCACAGATACTTGCGCTTATAACCAAGTGAGGACAATTGAATATAACCAACGTACAACAGCAAGGGGAAGTCACAACAGTACGGGTAACTTACACGGGGGTAAACGACAGTATAAAATTGCTATTACGTTCGGATGCGCACCATGATTCGGTGAACTGCAAGCGCGACCTTGAAAAGAAGCACCTTGACGAGGCTACCAGAGACGGAGCATACATTCTTGATGCCGGTGATCTTTTTGACGGGATGCAAGGACGCAACGACCCAAGACGTGGATACCAGGATTTGCGCCCCGAATTTATGGTTGCAAATTATTTTGATGTTATTGAAAACGATGCTTACGAATTCTATAAACCCTATGCCGAAAACTGGCTAATTATGGGTAAGGGAAACCATGAATTATCTGTACTGAAAAATACACAGATTGACCTTACCAGCAGACTATCCGGCAGGTTGCATGTCAATTGTGGCGGGGTAAGTGGATGGGTAAAGTTTAGATTTGAAAAGCCAACAAAGGGAAGCCGAACAACTGTAAACTTGCGCTATCATCACGGCGGCAGCGGAAACGCTCCGGTCACAAAAGGCGTGATAGACACAGCGAGGCAGGCGGCATACCTTCCTGATGCTGATATTGTTTGGAATGGACACAATCACAACGCATATATCATGCCACAGTCAAGGGAGCGCATAACCGATACAGGAAGGGTTTACAGGGACATAGCCTATTATTTGCGGACACCTGGTTATAAGGATCAGGGCGATTGGGAACGCGAAAAAATGTTCCCTCCTACTCCACATGGTGCTATCTGGGTCACGATAAAGATAAATAGTTCTATAAAGCCAGAGATTGAATGTAGAACGGCTTTTGAATAATCATATTCCTATTTTGCCATGAACCGGAAACATGGATTTCCATATTGTCGGTTGACGGGCTAAACGTAAATATATTTCCCATTATCCCCCGTTTGACGCGATAACCGGCAATTTGTGACATATAAAAAGAGCCTGCCGACTTACCTAACGATGGGGTTACGGTTTGGCTCTTTTCTGATCAGACACCGGAGATCAGCCCGGCGGCCACCCGAAGGTGGACTTTACACGTCTCAGGGCTTTCGCCCGGATGTATCCTACTTGCAGGGATATGCCCTGTTTCAGATACGAAGCTATGGGCCAGGTCGCTCGGGGCTTCCGATCCAGTGGTAAATACCAAGAGTGGCTATTTCGGCTGTTCATTACTCCGATGTCCACTAAAAACCTACCGCCCTCACTGCCATAACCACAAATATTATAGCACGAATGTCAAGAGGGTATATAGAAATGCGTACTAACAGGGCATTACACAAAACACCCCCCCCGAATAATTGTGGAGGGTGTTTTGCTAGGAGGGTGGAAAGAAAGGAGTCTGGACTATTTGATGATAGCACGACTTTTATAACTTCGCAACTTTTTCATAGCTCTTTTGCACTCATCACAATGGTACTTCTGATTTGGCATTCGCGGAACGAATACGACATTACATGGCGGGTACTCGCAGCGCCGGCTATCGGCAAGGATCAACGCGCCGGGCTCGACATTGCCGGTGACGATATATGGAATTTCGACAGACAGGGATTGCAGTTTTATGATGACTGCGTAAAGTTTCTTACCGGCCGGTAAAGTCCCTGCAAGGACATTGTGGATATATTTCTCGTGCCAGGGCGGGTTCTTTCTGGCAACGGTTGAGAGCCGATTTGCTACGTCCTCACGCGCCTTGCGGTCAAGATTGTTCGGGTCGTATCCCATTTTCAGAATCGCGTCAAATAAGGCGAATTTCGCCGGGATGAGTAAATCTACGTGATTAGACACATAAGCCGTTTCTAGCAATTCGTACCAGCCTTACAGGGCATGTTGTGGAAGTCGCACGATTGAAAGCTATTCATATTTTGCATGTTTTGGTCTTTTATTTGAAACGTCCCGTAAAGTTCATTAGGCTTTACGGGATGGCGTTCCTATTGCTTACTGGGAATCTTCAACGATGTAATCAAATACCGCTTCGCTAAATCCGTCGATATGCCGCCACTTTCCATAACCTACGCCGTTTTTGTTTGATGCAACGTTTATCATATATCCCGTTGTCTTTGGGTTTGACACGGCATCATGTGACTGCTCGTCAGTAATCACAATTATGCGGTCGTAAGTTTCCTGCCGATTGATGGCGTCAATAGCAGCGCCAAGATATGTACCACCATGAGATTGGCTAGTATTTATCGCATCTCGTAAAGCAAAGCCGTGTCGGTCTGGAATTTGGATTACGAGTTGTGAGAATGAAAAGATAGAGACAGACTCGCATAATTCACGGGCAAGAACAGCCAACCCACAAGCGGCGTCGACTCGTTGCATATCGGATTTCGCTGATATTTCTTTATCCATAGAGCCGGATACATCAATGAGCAATACGGTTTTACCAGGTAGTTTTGCGCGATCTTCAATACATTTCAACATCACAGGTTCGATGCGGCTTTCCCATTGTGGGGCATAACGAGCAGCGGCGATAAAACGAAACGGAAGGACACGATCAACTTTAGCATTTTCAAGAGCAGAAAAAATTAGACTTTCGCTTACACCAACCTCTTTCATATTTCGAAGGTTGCGCAACAAAGCCATGGCACCAAGTTTGTTTTCGAATAACAGGCGCTCCCATGTTTCTTTTTTGTCGTTTCCAGCGGATAAAGAAACTTCCCATGTGTCGGGGCTTTCAAGCGTGCCGTCGACTAACTTTTTCCATGTGGCCTCTTGCTCTTTGTTGTCTGGTTTAGCATGGCACATAAACAATACATCGCGGAGCTTGATTGCATCGTCGCGGTTATATTTTGCCAGTTGATAGGCATTAAATTTCTTGAACGCTTTAGCAAGTCCTTTTTTGACTTGCGCTGATAAAGTTTCGCGCCCGTCTTTCCAGTAAAGAGACAAGAATTCTGTCATTTCGTCTGGCCGCTGAATTGCACAATCAAGGGCTTGTGCTACTAAATGCTTATGATCTTCCAACCGCGCCATTGACCGGATAACCCACAACGGAGCATGGCGAAGGTTCATTTTATTACGGGCTTCATTGACCATTTCAAGGACTTTGCCGGGGGAAACCAGCGGTACAAGTTCGGCAATTCGAGTCGCAATTGAAACACCGTCCTCGTAGAACTCATTTTCCCACAACATACAGGACATCAAAGAACGCCGCAATTCTTGCTCGGCGTCCATCCGGGAAGCAGGCGCTCCCTCGTGCGTAACTTCTGTAAAACGTGATTTAACATTCGTTTTCATTCACTACTCCTTAGAGAGAAAATTGTCGGGGAACAGGCGCTTTTGGTTGTTTTCGCGCTCTACCGCTGAGCTAATCAGGTTTTACCCTGATGCGGGATTCGAACCCGCGGCCTCGTCATTACAAGTGAAGTAACCAAAAACTACACCACCGCACTTATTCAATTTTTGTGAGGAACGGGCTGAAACGGTATATTTTCTTGACAGGAAGTAACCGTATCATTCACCATCACAAATACAATATACATCTTAACAAATAGAACAAGTAGAAAAAATTGTAATCTATCTGTAAAATTATACAGAAACGCTTCTATGATATTCTTTCGATTTTGATATGTAACTTCTCTTTAGGTTTTCACTATGACTAACGGCTTCTAAGTGCCATGGATTTACGCAACTTTTATTACAACAAAGATGATCGATTTCTAAACCTTCTTGAATTTCATCCTTGAATATCATGTATGACAGTCTGTGAGCAAGAATGGTTTTCCCAAATCTTCCTAGAATGCCATATCCAGAGGGCGTTTTACTTCCTAGCCATTCCCAGCATTTATCGGGTCTATGCTCATCAATATTATCAAAGAATAAATCACTTAGATTGGAATATGATCTTATTACTGTCATTTTTTTCTCCAAATAAAAGACCGCTGTTTCATCCGAATTAGTGTCGAGCTAACGCATGGACAAAACAGCGGTTCTTTTCAGTTGGATTTGCGTTTGCTCGACAAAATAATTATAGCACAATTTCTACGAATATTGGTCAAAACCAATTACCAAAACCACTTGCAATTTGTACACAACGGCGTATAATGATACTAACAAACCAAACAGGAGACCAAGATGAGAAACGAAGCCAATATCAAATATAACCAGAAACACAACATCGCCATTTCGCAGATTAGATCACTGGAAACATTGATTGAGAAACACGAAAAATCAACCGTATTAAACGGCGCAAATTGGGGACAGGTTGGCGACTTAGCCCACGTAAATGAATTACTTGACGAACTCGTCAAGTTTCTATCCTACAGCATCTAATCCCTCAAGCCTGCCGGCGGGCGAATACACCGGCACAGGAGACCACATGGACGTATGGACAATATTCGTAATCGCGTATTTTCTGACGCTGGGCGCGTTTGTTCTATTTGCGGTAATTCGCGCGGTATGGAAGTCGGGACGATGAGCAAGAAACCGTATTACGGCGTGCGCTACATCATCCCTGACTGGGACGGGCGCGGCAATCACCAGATGTATTATCGTCAATCAGACGGCACATGGATGGACGCGTTCAACGAATGCGAACGTTCGCAGGCATGGATTGACGAACACGTGGCGAAGTACATCCAACCAGCGCCGGACGATATTAGCCTGATCGACTTCTTGAATAGCTTGAATGATTTATCCGCCCGGACAACGGGACTTAGAACGGAGGATGGAAATGGATCAATCAATTAACCTGAGTGAAATTGTCGAGAAACATGGTAAATGGCTCCGCGATGAGAAAGGCGGAGAACGCTGGTCGTGCCCAATAGGTGCCAACCTGAGACGTGCCGACCTGAGCGATGCCGACCTGAGACGTGCCGACCTGAGCGATGCCAACCTGAGCGGTGCCGACCTGAGCGGTGCCGACCTGAGACGTGCCGACCTGAGCGATGCCAACCTGAGCGGTGCCGACCTGAGACGTGCCAACCTGAGCGGTGCCAACCTGAGCGGTGCCGACCTGAGCGATGCCAACCTGAGCGATGCCAAAAACATGCTAAATCCTATCAAGTGGATGGCTGATAATTTTGAGCATGACGATCTCGGATTTATTGTTTACAAAACCTTTGGCGCTTATCAAAATCCGCCCGAAACGTGGAGATTGGAACCTGGTTCGTATATCGAAGAAGTCGTCAATCCTCTACCTACGAATGATTGTGGATGTGGTATCAATTTCGCCACTATCAAATGGATAAAAGGCGACCAGAGCGATCCTAAAATTTGGCGTTGCCGTATCCGTTGGATGGACTGCGTAGGCGTGGTCGTGCCTTACAACACTGATGGCAAGGCGCGCTGTTCCCGGTTGGAACTGATTGAGATTGTAAAATAGCCATTCGCCGGGACTGGCGGAAATTAGATCGCGGATGGAGAAACGGAAACTTCACCTTCCAAACAATTTAGTGGCTTGATCTGCCACAAGGCTAAGTCTGCTACAGGGCGAATGCCCGACCGCCAGTCCCGAATTTTGAAAGAGAGGACAGATGGAACAAGTAACATCGCTAAAACGATTATGTGAACTTGCGCAAGAAAAGAAGTCAGTAAGTATGCAGTATGGCTGGCCGCACTTCACTTGCAAACCAGCGGCATTCATCATTTGCATGCAAGCCGCTTTAGTTCAAAAAATGATTGATTCTGGAATGTATGTTTATGAAAGAGAGGATAAGAAATGACAGAACAAACAGCACTTGCAACACAATCAGGAACACAGAGAATTGAAAGCCCGACAATTCAGAAAGCCCGCGAATTTGCATCCAGGCTGAAGTTTATGATTGTCAACGGAAACAAACTGGAAGATAAAGAGGTTTATGCCCTTGCGCATTATTCAGCAGCAAATGGACTGAATCCGTTCGCGCAAGAAGCATACTATCTTCCTGGAACCGGGCCGATCACAGGGATCGTTGGTTTTCGCAGGAAAGCCCAAGAGTCACTAGAGGATGAATGCAAAACGCACGGCGTTACCGAACCGCAAAGGTTCTGGACTGAAACGCGGGAGGCCACGCCTGAAGAGGCTAATTTCGAAGATGGGGATATTGCAGTTCACGTTACTTTACGAGAAAGCCTGACAAACAAAGCATGGCGGCAATCCTACTTTGAAACTGCACGTGAATTGAAAGCACTCGGGGAAGAGAAATATTTCGAAGTTGCCAAAGAGTTTGTCGGTAAAGAGCCTGTCTGGACTGGCGTAGGCGTTGTTTATGCCAGTGAAGTATTTGCCGGGGTAGGTAAAAAAGAAAAGTTTGATCGTTTTGAACGGGCGGCAAAGCGCGCCGAAAAGATTGCATTGAAAAAACGCTTCCCCTCCTTGCAGAGATTCGAATCTGCCGGTGACGAACACGACGATGCTATTTCTGTTTCATTTGTCGATGTCGATGAAGCGCCAGAGAAAACCGATGTCAACAAGGCGCTAACTGATATGGGGTTTGACCCAGAGCCAGAGCCGACAATTGACCACGACCTGCAAGTTGCCTGTGAACAAAAGGACAGCAAAGGCAGATTATATGTGTCGCTTCCTTCAGGCGAGTTGCGCTTCCACCTGAAGGGTATCCGGGAAAAAGGACAGCAGGCGACTGAGGACGACGGGATAAAATCACAGTCTATTCAGATGATTATCTCCGCCCGTGAAAGCGGCGTCCTGCAGGAACCTGGTCAAGGCAAATTGGTGTAATTGTGGAAGGTGAATATATCTGTGATGAATGCGGATGTGCTGCCGTTGACCCGGTGTCTGTAATCTGTCCTGAGTGCGGCGGGGAACTAGTCTGTCAGATGACGCCACTTGAAAAGCAGCAGGCAGAGGTTGCGTTTTATCGCGGAAAACAGCCGATTGAAGACCCTGACTAACCTATTATCCGGGACGCATGGTACACGCACAGAAAGAGACCAAAATGACAGTAACAGTTAATGAATTGACAATCGCTTATGACTTGGTGTCGGCCAATACGGACAAGGCACTTACTTCCGGGTTGGCATTTGAACTGCAAAAAGAAGCCGTAGAGACAACAACCTTGCAGGCAATTGCAAGCGGCGAAATACAGGGCAATAACGAAGGCGAACGCAAAGCGGCAGCTCTGGCTATGTTTTCAAGTAGTTACGCTATTCTTGCCGAAAAAGAATTGGAATACCGGCAAAATTCCAATGCTCTGGCACTTGCAAAAATTCACTTAGACTTTGTGCGTGACTGTATCCGCATTGAAGAACTGGCAAAGAAATAATTCTCTCCCTCGAAGCCGGGCAGTCCACATGATGTCCGGCAGGAAGAAAGGTATATGACATGTGTAAATTTTTCAGTTTTGTAACCGACCCTGAAAATCACGGGGGAAAGCGGTATTACTCGGATTGGAAATATCGCAAGGCACACTTAAAAGATGATCCTTGTCCGAACGATTCGCATTCCAGTATTAGCAAACGCTACAAACTGGACGATGACGAATGCAACAAGTACGAATATAATCCGTTGACCGGCGAATTCGTGATTGATCAGATCAATAGTTCGACCAACGACAGTATCCAGTCCGAGTCATGGGTTAAATCCCTTGATTTCAAACGCGTTATAAAGCCCTTGATTATCAAACCTATCCTCAATCCGCTAGAGTTGCCGGAACGCGAAGTCACAGAGCATGATATCGAGTTACTTAAAATGTGGGCTTCCGTGTGGGCTTCCGTGCGGGATTCCGTGGGGGCTTCCGTGTGGGATTCCGTGGGGGCTTCCGTGGGGGCTTCCGTGCGGGCTTCCGTGGGG